GTAACTGAACTACTCCCAATGTGATTAATTCGTATAATATTTTCAGGCTCTACAGCACCTAGGATACTCTGCTTTTCAACGTCATACCAATTTTTATATTGCGGATTATGCTCTTTCAAAATTATCGGAAATAGCTTCCACAATTCTTTTATTGTCATTTCTGACAGTTGTTTATTCATAGCTTGAAACATCCTCTCATATGCAGATAGTACAAATTTTCTTTATAACTCCTCGCTAGACCATAGCATATCTGCGTGCATTATGCACCCAAAATAAAAATTGCGTTGGATTCCGCGCGATTGTATCAACTTCACCATCGAAACCCCCGTATTGACTACGACTTTGATACAATGGTAGACGGCTAGGAAACGCTGATTTACTGGGCTTCCTACGTTCTAATGAGTGGGTTTTGCCCATTTTTTGCGCTTTGGAAAGGCCGTAGCTGGAAATCTTGACCAGCCAACGCGCACCCCTCTATTGCACATGAACACGGCATTAACACTTTACTCGGTTATAAACCATGTAGCCGAGTTCGCGTTTGGCATATCTTGTCGTGCAGTTATTAGTTGTTAGGAAGTTGGCTGACGTACAGGTATAGGGGTGTCGCGCGGCACATTATTTCGCCAGTAAAGCAACTGATAGGTATCGGCAAAGGGCTGGATAACAGCTATGTTATATTGCAAATGTTCCGAGTCAATGCCTTCCCATCCCCGACATACATACTCAATTACAACAGAGTAGGTGCCGTTTCCGTTATCGTACAATTCAACTATATTAATATCCACCTGAGTGTCGGCACCTTGGGCAAGCGACCTGTAGAAATATCCTCCAGCGTGGTATTGGAAGCCGAAAGTGGGTGTAAATTCAGTAGCACCATGTTCAAAATCTGTGATACCAAAAAGGCTCCACAATACAGAGTTTACATAATCGGTAGTTATAAACTCGAACATTGGATGCACCCCGTCTGGAATATCATCCCAACTAAATTTTTGACCACCCTTGTATTGCACGAAACCATAATGGGGATATCCGAGTATCCCTTCACGCCCATGCCTAAAAACCCTGGAACTTAGCACAAATTCCAAGGCGGAATAAATGCTATCGGGTGAATCTACGTCATAGTCGCCCAGCGCGGGCGATAAGCTAAACCAGCCTCCGAAGTCTGCAAAAAATGAGGTTAACCGCTCTACCCTCGCGGCAGTTATGGGTATTGGCGTGACTTCAGTTATTTCTTGATTCGATGGGCTTTCGGTGGGAACTTGCACATCGACTTCCCCGCTACAGGCCGCAAGAATAGCTGTCAAAAGGATAAGTGCAGTGACTAAAATTGTCTGTTTGATAAGCTGCCTACTCTTCATAAATATTGTTACCTTTCTTTTCGATTATGTGATAAAGTCATCAATCTTCATCTGTTTCATTGTTTTCCATGTCTTTGAGTGTGGTTTTGCCATCTGCTAACTTCCATTCGGTTAACCCGTTTGCATGGCCACCAATTAGGAATGCGGCTGCATAACTAGGGCTTTTGAAAAGAACATCCTCTTGCAAAATACCATCAGCACTTACTTTTGCGGCTTGCCGACGCTTCTTAACTCCAGATGGAATACTGTCGGAGTCAATCATCTCTATTTGGCTACCCTGCTTCACAACAAATCCTTCGGATGTACGCAAACAAGTAGCCTCAATGGTCACACCGCTTTTTTTGCTTTTGCGGCGTAAGTATAACAGCGACTCTTCGCTTGGCTGATTTTCATGCTTTGGTTTTATCATGGGTGCTACAAGCGGCTCAAACAATTTATATCCCAAAACACCCATGACAATTTTTGCATACTCAACAAATTCTTCAAGTTCACTTTCCTTCTCTTCCGTGACATTGCCGCTGGTGGGATTATTCCCATTTTTGATAGCATATCTATTAGCCATTCTTGCCAAATCGCAGAAACAGTTCTCCAGCCAACTAATCTCGGTGGGTCCAAATGAATTGTTTGATGTGGTGAATACCACGGCATCTGTCCAATAGTCTTTGTCGGCATTCCGTTTATGCTCCTGTAAGCGGTATAAAATACCTTCGCCATTTTTACGAATCCCTGCCTGCCCAATATAGACTACATCGCTATCGGTATCTTCTTCTGTGCCAAATAGGAAGTAAACACCGCTTTGTTTAAGGTCGTCACGCTCTTTACATTTTTCCAGTTCTGTGCGTGGAATACGATATGCGACACCTGTCCAGTTGGCTATGGTGCATTTAATGCGCCCGTTCGGCGTCCCGTCCAACAAGTAGTAGTTGATATTTTTACCAGCCATGCTTAATCCCTTTCTACACGTAAAATAATTAACGCAATGTGTATTCATCTTCAAGTGTATTTTTTCGTTCTCTCCAATCCGGCATTAGTGTTGAAAGCAAATCATAAAACATTTTCGAATGATTAGGGTGTAAAAAGTGGATAAACTCATGCATCACAACATATTCAATGCAAATTCTTGGCGTTTCAATCAAACGTTTATTAAGCGTAATTATTCCACGTTTCGGCTGGCAACTTCCCCAACGTGAAATCATTTCGCGAACTGTTAACTTAGGTATTTCAAGCCGTACATGGATGCAATTTCTTTCTTGTCCTCGCTCTTCATGTTTTTGTAAAACTTGGAGAGCGGGCCGAAACTCATGACTTCTACAAGCGCATACAATGGAACTTTTCCGTCTATGTAGCTTTCATGAAAGTTCTTGATGAATGGCTTCCTGCTATTTCTAGTGATTTCTTTTTGAACCTCGTCATAAAAGGTTTGAAACGCCTCAGCGGGAACGGCAAAATTCGTTTCCTCTTCGTAGCCCAAAACGCCGTATTTATCAGAGAAGTAGTTGGATAGGCGGCAACGTAGGTTTATCTCTATTTTTTCGATTTGGGGGAATAGGGCTTGTCTGAAGTTGGAATCAAATAAATAAAGATGGACGATGTTTTCAAAGCGCACGTTCTCGTGGTAATTTCCATTTTTCGCTTTAAGCCCCAAACTATAGGCTTTAATTAATCGAAAATAGGAAATGTCATTGAGAATAGAGCGAGCATAGTCTTCATCTTCAACTACCAAGCCAATGGAACGTAAATTCGCAATCTGCTCGTCCACGGTCATTGATGGCTGGTGTGCCTTAAATATTTTCGTTTCCATTGAAAAACCTCTTAAAAATATAAAATGACCCAGCGTGGTACGCATTGTTAAGAGGCGTGCTGGGTACTGTCATAAATAGTATATGCCAAGCAGCATGGTTTGTAAACTAATTTTTTTAATTCAGCACGAAGGGAAGGTGTGCCAAATTTGCTTATTTCAAGAGACGTAGAACTAACGTACATCAACGATACTGGCATGACGCTCTCCATGTCCCGCTTCGGCACGTTCCACCTTTGGGATTGCCGGGAGCAGATGGAAAACAGTATCTCCAGCGAAAAAGTCATGCGCATGGACGGTGAAATGTTCACCAATCAAAGCAAAGACCCTCGCTACCTTGAAATAACAGGCTTCATTGATGCGGTAGCAGGTCGGCGGCAGTTGGAAGGAGAACTCAAGCGCGTGTTCAACACAGGCGTACCCGGTACGCTCGAATACTTCCACCGGGTAGACAACCGCCGTTACACAATACGGTGCTTCGTGGAAAGCACCCCAAACGTGGTCTGGGCAAATGCGAGGGTAGAATATCAAGTTCACCTCAAATGCTTAGACCCGTTTTGGTATGGAGCGGAAATCACCCACACAATTTCATCTGGCGGACTGACCTTCGAAAATATCGGAGACAGCACGGTGGGCTTTGTTGTGTCGCTTGCAGGCACGGCTTCGCATCCGTTTATCGAAAATGATAATAACGCACGGATTGCTTTCATGAGCAATCTTGCAAATCAAACCTTGCGGATTATTTCAATGCCCGACCGTTCCATGGTAGAGCGCGGAAATATTAATGCAATGCAGTTTTTATCAGACCCGCGATTGCGGAGTTTCTTCTTATTAGATATCGGTACAAACACAGTACGCTTTGGCGCGGCAACCGGGGCTGGAAATTTGACCGTCAGCTTAAGTTATCGTCCGCGCTATCTCGGCACATTTTGAAATGTTCCCCGAAGAAGCGGGGCGGGCGAAGCCCGTTTACGCCAAGGGCGGAAAAACTGATTGGAGGTTTTCGATTATGGCTAACGGAATATTAACAGGCACAGGAACACAAGCAGACCCATGGCTGGTGGAGGATGCACTGGATTTGGACAGCTTGCGGAATCTTTCTGCCGCTGACTGGCATTGGGTAAAAATTGATAACGACATCGACTTACGCATTTTCCCCAACTGGACACCGATTCCTTCACGCCGCTTCAATATTGACGGCAACAATAAAACGATTAAAAATTTGAGGATTGCCACCAGCAACGGCGCAGCCGGATTGTTCGCACAGTTAGAAACGTTGGAAACAAAGGATTTGCGTATTGAAGCGGAAATCGTGCATTCCTCAACAAGTATAAGTGAAGTCGGAATATTATGCGGCCGGCTTGTTGGCGGTGCTTTTGGTGCGCTTTCGACTGACCCGGCACGAACCGCGATAATTTCCAATATAGAGTGCTACGGAAACATAACCGTTTCCATTAGCGGCTCTACACAACCAACTGGCGGATGCTTCGGAAGCACATGGGGAGAGGCAAACGTAACCTTGTTGATTAACAATTGCGCGTATTACGGCAGTATTTCCTGTCATATTACCGCATCGTCCACCACTTCTCCAAGCAGCACACAACTACGGGCTGTTGGAGGCATTTTGGGATTTGCGGATGCCCGAGGGAGCATAGCAAACTACTCCATCAGCTTTGTGAACTGTATCAGCGTTACGCAATTTGCTCTGGTCGGAAGCGCGGCACCGGGCATTTTCGGTGGAATAATCGGTGCGGGTAGGTCAGGAAGCACCCCAAATATATCGGGCTGTGTGGCGAAAAACCGTCTCGTGATAACAAACACTTTAACTTTGTCACAGGCGGTTTGGTTTGGCGGCATTACGGGTGCGGGGATTATTGCGTTCAATATTGCTAATTGCGCGGCTCACAGCGAGGTCATTTACAATCCCATTGGGAGTGTTGCTTCATTAAATATGGCTGGCATTCACTGTATGCGCTCCACCGGTACAAGTAATATTTCTACCAGCTATGCCATTATCGATTTCAAGAATCCTAATAATGCCGACCTTCCGCCTGCGCGTTCCATGCGCGGCATTGGAGGGCAGGTCGTTGTCGCTAACTCGTTTTTTGACGCAGATGTGCTTGCGGTCGGCTGGACGGAAGCGGTGACAACTCCTGAATGGGGCAGAACAACGGCACAACTTCAAAACCGAGAGTTTTTGGAATTACAAGGTTGGGTGTTCGCGGATGTCTAAAACATTTTGGGTGCATCGAAGCGCGGGGCGCATACTTGGAAATGCCAACAGTTTTAGCCTATCAGTGGAAGCACTTGTAGGCTTTGACGTTATAGCCGTGGTTTCTTCATTTTCACCGGGTTGGAATTTTCCTGCGGCATGGACGGAAGTTGCCGGTCTGTCCGGGATTCCCACTTCCGCAGGAGGCACAGGCAACGGCAGAATCCGTATATTCAAAACGACCGCTACCGCAACGTCCGTTAATTTTTCGGTTTCCGGGCATAGTTGGGGCGCGGGAACGGTTATGCTGTTAAGCCTTACCAACACAGTGGATATAGAAGAGTTGGAAGGTTTCGTCAATATCCAACCTGCCGCTTTTGTGGAAGTCCCGGACAAAGAACCGGGGCAAACCGTGTTGTGGGCGTTATGTACGTCAGGGAATACCAGCCAATCAACGCACCAACCTTGGGTGATAACGCCTGACGATATTTTGCAATTCACATCAAATCACCCGGCGCAAACGGGTGGAACGGGTACTCGGCAAACTGTGGCACTTGACCGTGGAAGCGGCGCGGCAACCGGGCGTACTTTTCAGCCGACAGATGTCACGGCTACCTCTTTCGGTGTTTTAATGCTCGAAGTAAAGCCGACCGGGGAAGGATTATCTCCGCCGTGGGAAGCTATGCCTGATGATTACCCTTTTCCCACTAACACCGATAAAGATTTTTTCGGAAATGAACATCCCTTCCGCTTTGATTTGTCAGACTTCGGTTTCCGCTTTGATGCCGCAGTTTTGTGCGGGTACGCATTTCCGTCTTTACCAAACATAAATCAGCTTAGTTGGGAGATTCCGTTTCGGTTTTTAATATCGGATTTCGGCTTCCGCTTTGAAGATGAAATTTTGGGCGGTTATCCGTTTGAATTTTATCGTCTGCTTGACCCCCCGCCACCTCCACCACCGCCGTTAGCAGAAATGGTGTCAGTGGAATTATCTTCGCCGGGGCGATATGTAGGCAGTGAAACCGATATAACCGTGTCGCTCGTTTTACAAGATGTTTTGGACGGCGATGGCGTAACAACGGAACTTTACCGCAACGGCACAGTGCATTACAAGCATTTTTCTACGCTTATCGCAGGCGCAACGGATTACAGCCACACAATACTTGCGGATATTTTTGTAGGACTTGCCGTGGGCAGTTTTATTGTGCGCGTGAAATTATGCCGTGACGATGAATTTATTTGCGAAGCGGCTACCGATTATGAAGTCGTTCCCGTTCCTACGGTCGCATTTGACCTCATAGAACCGTGGGAAATCCAACTGCCGATAACAACACCTCGCATTATTTCAAGCCGCTGGATTATGAGCGGCATCGGAATAAGCCGCATTCAAGGCACGGCAACGCTCGGTGATTTGCCACCGACTGCCTTTGACCTCTTTTCGCACACGTTCCATGTAAACTTCCAAAACGTCACAGAACTTGCGATTGGCGAACATTCCATTGGAATTAACGCAACCATAATCAGTGATGTATACGGCTCTGCCTCGGCATCCGCTTCAAGTGAAGATATACTGACCGTGCTTGCGCCTATTCCCGAACCGGAAATAACAAGCGTGTCGCTGGACGGCGTGGGGCGTTATGTAGGAAATGCTGTGCCTGTAAATGTATCCGTTGGGCTTGAAAATATCCGTGAGGGCGATTCAATTATTATCCGCTTGCGGCAGGGCAACTCGGTTTTTTACGAACACAATAATGTTTTTTCCGAAGGCGTAACGGCATACTCACGCACAATCGCCGCTTCTGTTTTTAACGACTTGACGGCGGGAACGTATACCGTGCAAATAGTTTTCATCCGCAATTACGCTACGAGGGCAGAATCCTTTACGACATATCGTCTTGTGGATTTGCCAACGCTTCAACTTTTGGACGTTTCGCCAAACACGATACAGCTTCCCGTGGCACATCCTGAAAATATAGAAGTTACGTTACAGGTCTTTGGGGCAGGCGTGAATACCGTTTCCGGCATGGTTACGTTGGATGACACTGGGTTTTCGAGCAACATCAACTTGACCGATTCACAATTTACCGTAACCTTGGCAAACGTAGAAAACTTGCCACCGCGCGGATTTTCGCTATCAGCGACCGTTACTGTAACAAGCAACAACTATGGTACGGTGGTGCTGTCCGAGGATTTTCACAATGTCTTGCGTGTCTTGGAAGAGATTATCCCGATACAACGGAACTTACGCTCCAACACGCTGTTCATTTATGACGGCTTTACCCTCGTTCATATTTTGCAAAATTATATCAGCTTGAAATGGGTACGCCGTTACAACCGCTCCGGGGAGTTTACGTTGCACTTGGCAAACACGCCCGAAAATGTGGAACTTATGAAAGCCGGGTATATCATCGCCAAGGACAATGACGATGAAGCGGCGTTTATCGAGGACGTGGTTATCGGTGAAAACATCGAAGTCAAAGGCGCGTTTATCAGCAAAATGCTGTCCTTCCGGGTTGTGGATTTCACAAGCGAAGAACTTGTAAATCTGCAAGCAACGGCGGATATGCTTGTCCGCAACAATTTTATAAACACTTCAGCGGACAGAATTATTCCGGGCTTACGCATTGCCACCTACACCATTTCTACGCAGTTTGTCCTTGCACGAATAGAAAACAGTACGTTGGAGCATTGGCTCGAACAGCAGGACATCGGCTTCAAGGTAGCATTTTTGCCGAGGGAGCAGGCTTTCGAGTTTTCACTTTTTGACGGACGGCGCGCTGCCGCAGAATTTTGTGAGAATTTCCGTAACGTAACCGACCAGCAGTTTTTCCACCAAACAGCGCAGGCGCGAAATGTGGTAATGGTGGAAGGTCAACCTATTCAACAAGACGGCATTGACGAGCCGCAACGAAACATTATCACAGTCGGTAATGCACAAGGGCTGGAGCGGCGCGAAGCATATGCACGTTCCGGGAGGTTTCCAATGACAGACTTTGGTCATCAATTCCTACGGCAAAATGTACCCGTGAAGTCGCTGGACGTGAAAATCCCGGACCCATACGCGCCGTTCGAGTACCGTGCGGATTATGACGTTGGCGATATTGTCACCATCGCAAGCGAAAGCAAAGGCGTGTCAGTTACGGAAAATATTATGGAAGTCACCGAGTTTTACGACAAGACAGGCTTCCATATCTACGCCATTTTCGGACGTGTACCGCGAAACTTGCTCATGGAAATGCGCGAACACAACAACCGCATTGACGATTTAACGAACCACCCCGAAACGCCGCCGCTGGACTTGGAACTGATAAAGGACTTGGTTATTCCGCCGATTATGGAGGAGATTTTCGACCTCATAGAGTTTGCGCCGCTTCCCGACTGGATTTATCCGTTTGAAAACTTCCGTGAACTGGTAGAAAAAACGGCAAGCGACATCTTGGGCATTGTACTTCGCCCGGAAGTTATCCGCGTGCTTGAAGAAATGCTGCCGACCATTCACCACGGTGGGCATATAATCCTCGACCGTATGCCAACGCAAGCGGAGATTAACAATATGCCGAACAATGCCGTAGTTGTTGTGTACAATCCGAACGTGATATTCACGCCGTCAAGTTAGGGGGGCTTTTTTTGTATGTACCTGAAACAAGGGTTTTACACCCAGCCGACCATCGGATTGTGCGAGTATATAATAATCGCCACCTTGTCGACCAGACATTTGTAAAACAAGGAAACAACCTGCACCCCATAACGCACACATTTGTAAGGCGAGATGATTGGCTCCATAATTTCCATGGTGAAATACTGGAGTGCTTTAACTGCTTTCTGCCCGACCATCCGTTTACAACATCATGGTCAAGCGGCATTCTAAACTTCCAAGGCGGTATCCGATACGGTGAGGAACGTTGGCGAAGCCACAACTTCGATATGGATATTTCCATGGCGTTTACGCCGCTTCCGCCGGGGGTGCGCTTTAGCCGGTCGTGCTGGATTACACACGACTTTTCAAGTGCGCCAAGTTTGGAAGATTTGCACTGGTTCTCAAGAAGCGATGTACCCGGCGGAAATGCGCACCCCAGTGATTGGAGTGCGTTTATTCATTTGGGACCACGAGCAGCATGGGAGGCAAACGCACTCGCCGCTATGTCACGCGGGGGTAGCCACGGTTTTCATATCGGCGCAACGCAACCGCATTTTACACCACCCGTAGGGCTTGAAAATTCGTATCATCCCGATTTTATGTTTCTGGATTATTTGACGTTATTTCAATGGGTACAGCTTGGCAACTCTCCCTCATGGATAACGAACGCACACGCAGGGCAGATTTTACGGCATTCTGCACATCACAGCATTTCGCAGGCCGGATTCATTGATACTCGCGTTCGGCGTGGCGCTTTTGTGTGGGACCCGAACTGGCAACTGGGACCCGATTACTGGCCGTATGAGTTTTCGGCTTATTCACATCAACTGGAAGGCTTACCGCCGTGGCGACGGCTTGTATTTCCGAATAACTTTCATCCGTTTGTTTTTTGGATTTACGATTATGAAAACTCTCTCGGCACAACGCTTCAAAATTTGGAATCACGAGTTGAATCCGGGGAAGGCGCGACTGGCGTGTTTCCGCTGGGGCATATCCCGCACGAAGATTTCACGGGAGCGCATAACGGCTTTTGGGCTTACAGATGGATTTCAAATAAGTGGAAATACGCTCCGTGGGAACGCTACCCAAATTTGATGTAACACAGCTACTGCGCCGCAAGGCGTTATTTTTATGCTCGAAAGGGGCTGAATTTTATGGAAGCAAGGGTTGTATGGAACGTGGCGCAAGGTGTTTTTTGCGCCGTAGGCGGTTGGCTTGCCTTTTTTCTTGGTGGCTGGGATGGATTGCTGTATGCGCTTGTAGCATTTACGGTAATCGACTACGGCACGGGGGTTTTGTGTGCGGCGTTTGAAAAGAAGCTGTCCTCCGAAGTCGGTATGCGCGGCATCGTCAAAAAGGTGCTAATTTTTTTGCTTGTCGGCGTGGCGCATATTGTCGACTGCCATTTAATCGGCGGAAGCGGAGTTGTGCGTACAGCGGTTATTCTGTTTTTCCTGTCAAACGAAGGATTGAGTTTGTTGGAAAATTCGTGCCGACTTGGGTTGCCTATTCCGCCTAAGTTGAAGGAAGTTTTATCACAATTACATCAAGGTTAAAAAGTCGGAAGGAGCGGTGAAAGATGACTATAACAAGACAGATGAGTCCTAATCGCAATATCGGACGGCAAGGTTGGGTGCCTGATATGGTGGTCTGCCACATCACAGAGGGAGCATTTAACGGCACAGTTTCATGGATAACGAATCCCGCTTCCCAAGTATCGTATCACTTTGTCGTTGCCCGTGACGGCAGAATCGTTCAAGCAGTAGACATTTGCAACGTTGCGTGGGCGAATGGCACTACCCGCAACGGAGATAATCGGGATGCTCGGCACTCGCCGCTGTACACAGTCCGTGACCGTGGCGTTAATGCAAATCTATACTCGGTCAGTGTCGGCTTCGAGGGTAGGCTTTCCGAAAAGCAAGGCGGTCTTTCCAAGGCACAACTGGAAGCGGCTGTTTGGTTAATCGCGCATATCCAAGCGGAAATCCAGCGTCTTTACAGCACTCGCGGCGTGGCGTTCAAATTTGACCGCAAGCATATTGTGGGGCATCACGAAATCACTCCGCGCACTCGCCCGAATTGCCCCGGTCCGCAATTCCCCTTTGACGCAATTGTTCAACATCTGCACGGAACGCCAGCAGAGCCGCTCGAACCCGAAGAACCGTGCATACCCCCGGACGATGCTGTAGAACTTCCCACCGGTCACGTTCCCAGCAATTGGGCGCGGGAAGCATGGGAGTGGGCTTTTACCAATGGCTTAACTGACGGTACAAATCCACAAAACCCTGCCACACGAGAACAGTTGATGACCATTCTTTTCCGATACCACACAAGAATTTCAAATTCACAATAAAACAACTACGGATTTTTGCCCCTCGCTGTCCATTAGGAAGCGAGGGGATTTTTCTTTTCCCCCGGAAACGGAGGAGACGTTTATGACTTTAGTGCAAAAAGAACGTGTCACCACACTTCGCAGGCAAGGTGAAAGTTATTCGAAAATAGCGGGCGCGCTCGGTATATCGGTAAACACAATTCAATCATTCTGCCGCCGTAATAATATCGCTGTCAGTCTGCCGACCACAGGAGAAAATCATTCATTTTGCCGACAATGCGGCGAAGCACTCACACAGCAACCGGGCAAGAAAACAAAAAAGTTCTGCTCGGAAGTCTGCTGTGACGCATGGTGGAAAGCCCACCCAGACCAGCTTGACAAAAAGGCAGTCTATAACTTCACCTGCGTAAATTGCGGCACGGCGTTCACGGCTTACGGCAACAAAGGGAGAAAATTCTGCTCCCATGATTGTTATGTGGCTTGCCGCTTCGGTAAGGCGGTAGGCGGATGAGTAAAGAACAATTCGAGCGTGAATGGCTCTATCAAGCATCCGCCGCCATTGCACGAACAATGCTCCATCGTGGGCTTCTCACCCAAGAAGAGTATTGTCGGTTTGATACAATTTTACTTGAAAAATATCGCCCGGTTTTGGGTAGTTTTCAAGCCCAAACACCCCCTAAAAACCTTGATAAATAGCGGTTTTTGAGTGATATATGGTGGGTGGAAAGGAGCGATTTTCATGCGGAAAATCCATAAAATTGAAGCCGCGAATCCCGCCCTCATTATCAAAAAACGGGTGGCGGCATACGCTCGTGTGTCCATTGAAAAAGGCAGGACACTCAATTCATTATCAGCCCAAGTCAGCCACTACAGCGCGTTTATTCAAAAGAACCCGGCTTGGGAATATGTCGGGGTTTACACCGACAGCGGCGAGTCAGGCACGGGCGTAGGGCGCACGGAATTTCAACGGCTTATTGCCGACTGCGAAGCAGGAGAAATTGACATCGTGCTAACAAAAAGTATTTCACGCTTCGCCCGCAATACCGTTGACCTATTGGAAACCGTGCGGCGGTTGCGCGAACTTGGTACCGAGGTTCGGTTTGAAGAACAGAACATTAACTCCATGAGCGGTGACGGAGAGTTGATGTTAACCATTTTAGCGTCCTTCGCACAAGAGGAATCCCGCTCAATCAGCGAAAACGTGAAATGGGCAATCCGTAAGGGATTCAAGGAAGGCAAAACAAATTCATTCAACATTTACGGCTACCGCTGGAATGGCGAGAAGTTCATCGTCCACCCAGAGGAAGCCGAAGTCGTGAAACTTATCTACGCCAACTTTCTCAGCGGTTTGTCAGCAGAAACGACTGCCAAGCAACTTAGGGAAATGGGTATAAAATCCTATACGGGCATGGATGAATTTTCGGCAACATCGGTAAGAGCAATCCTGCGCAACGAAAAATACACTGGTATTTTGAAACTTCAAAAAACCTACAAGGCAAGCCACCTTGACGGCAGGGAACGTAAGAACAACGGTGAACTTCCCATCTACATTGTAGAGGATGCGCACGAAGCCATCATCAGCAAAGAGGACTTTGAAGCCGTCCAAACGGAACAGGCACGGCGGCGCAAAGCCGGTGTTTTCGCCAACTGGTCAATAAATACCTCCGCCTTGACCGCCAAAATAAAATGCGGCAACTGCGGCTCGTCTTTTCATCGGAAGGGGCGAAAACGCGCGAACGGAACGAGGTCACATTATTGGCGATGCGCCACGGCGGATGATAAGAAAAAAGGCGAGTGCCGAATGAAAGACGTTCCCGAAACAAAAATACATCTCGCCGCCGCAGAGGTGCTGGGGTTTGAGGAATATGACGAAGAGGTCTTTGCCGAAAGCGTTGTGAAAATAAGCATTCCCGAGGATTTCACGATAACCTTCCACCTTGTCAATGGCAGTGAGGTTTCTAAGCCTTGGCAAAACACGGCAAAGAAGGATGCTTGGACACCCGAATGGCGGAAAGCCCACGGTGAGCGTATGAAAAAACGTGAATATTCCGATGATCAACGGCAAGTCCGCAGCGCATGGATGAAGGCATACTGGGCAAGAAAACGGAACGGAGGTAGTGAAACGTGAAAAAAGCAGTTACAGTAATTCCTGCAACAATCAATCGGCACACCTCCGCTCCGATAAATGAAGCCCGGAAGCGGCGTGTCGCAGGGTACGCACGAGTCAGCACCGACCATGAGGAACAGCAAACTTCGTACCAAGCGCAGGTCGATTATTACAGCAATTACATCAAAAACCGTGAGGACTGGGAGTACATTTCCGTCTATACGGACGAGGGCATTTCAGCTACGACCACCGCCAAGCGTGACGGCTTTAATAAAATGGTTGCCGATGCCTTGGCTGGGAAGATTGACCTTATCGTTACAAAAAGCGTGAGCCGCTTCGCTCGGAACACGGTAGACAGCCTTTCCACCATCCGAAAATTAAAGGAAAACGGCACGGAGGTCTTTTTTGAAAAAGAAGCCATATGGACGTTTGACGGCAAAGGGGAACTGCTGATTACGATAATGTCGAGTCTTGCGCAAGAAGAGTCACGCAGCATATCCGAGAACTGCACTTGGGGGCAAAGAAAACGTTTTGCGGACGGCAAGGTGTGCGTTCCATACAGCCGCTTCCTTGGCTTCGAAAAAGGCGAGGACGGCACAATGGTTATAAACGAAGCCGAAGCCGTGACCGTTCGCAGAATTTACAGCCTTTACCTTGAAGGTTGCACACCGCACCGAATTGCAAAAACCCTAACCGCAGATGGTATTCTTACGCCGGGCGGTAAAAAGGTGTGGAACCAAGGGTCGGTTGTATCCATTTTAACCAACGAAAAATATAAAGGCGATGCCTTGCTGCAAAAAAGCTATACTGTGAATTTTCTTTCCAAAAAGAAGAAGGTCAACGAGGGCGAAATTCCACAATATTATGTAGAGAATAGCCATCCGCACATCGTGGAACCCGTCATTTTCGAGATGGTTCAGCGAGAAATTGAACGCCGAAAAAAGAGCGGAAGCCGTCACAGCGGAGTCGGAATTTTCGCCAGCCGCATAAAATGCGGACAATGCTCCTCATGGTATGGCGCGAAGGTCTGGCACAGCAACAGCAAATACCGCCGCACCATTTATCAATGTAATCACAAGTTCAAAAACAAGGAAAAATGCGGCACTCCCCACCTCGATGAAGAAACCATCAAACAGTTATTCGTTACGGCAGTCAATAAGCTACTTGCCGACAAAGACCAGATTATCGCCAACTTCAATTTAATGCGTGATGAACTTTTCGGCACGGAAGCCCTCGAAGCTGAGCGTTCGGAACTGCAAGGCGAGATGGCTGTTGTCGCCGAATTCATCCAAAAGTGCATCGGTGAGAACGCCCGCATTGCCCTTGACCAGAGCGAATACCAAGACCGCTACAATGCCTTAGTGGCGCGGTTCGAGACGGCAAAAGCCCGCTTCAATGAAGTTTCCGAATTGGTGTCGAGCAAAAAGGCACGGCTTAAGTTAGTGGAAGCCTTTATTTCCGAACTTGCCAAGCATGACGGCTTGGTAGCCGAGTTTGACGAGTGGCTTTGGTTTTCTTTGGTGGATTTCGCCACGGTCGGTGCGGACGGCGAGGTGCAGATAACCTTTAAGGACGGCTCGGAAGTTACGGTTTAATCAAGCGGTCAAAAAAACGGATGCCATGATTGTAGGCATCCGTTTTTACGCTGCGTCATTGAAAACTTTTCGCTGAAACTCCAAGCACCGTTTTAAGTCATTAAACAAACGCTCTGTCGTAGGAGCGGCGGTTCGCTTATGGAGTTCGGTGGAATTTGCTTCTGCCAATTTTTCCGTGTAGTCACAGATTAAATTAACAAGGGCTTCGAATTGCTTGCTTGTAAAGTCAAAGGTCACTCCGCCGGCATCATGCGTTTTTTTCATAGCTTCCAAATTTTTGATAAGGCGTTCAATAGCATTTATGTCAAGTTCTCTGTTATTAATAGCATCCAAATATTCACCGAAAGCAAGATTGTATCGTTCGATGCGTTCCATAACTTCGGCTTGCTGTTTTTTCTTTGTTCTCCATTTATACCAAACGCCTGCGCCAGTCCCTATTGCTACTAATCCTAGACCCACAATAACAACTTTTCCTTTTGATGTACTGAAAAATTCAACAGCCTTAGTTAAGGCAGATTTAGCTTTTTCAACTGTGGCTATTTCTTTTAAGTGTGCGACAATACCCGTTTTTCCCGTGCCTGCGGCATGGTATACCACACCACCAACTCGCTTAAATATGCCCTCCGCTAATCCAAGTGCTATATCGGGTGGGATTTCAAATACAGGTTGAAAAATTATAGACATAAGAGACCTCCCAACTCAAGCTATGTACTGATTATAGGTGAAATAGAGCCGTTTGCACACCCCCTATGCTATTTGCACACCCCTCGGAGAAAATGCACACCCCTTGAAAAGCAAACCCAAGGCAAACTTAAATTGTATCAATGCGGGTAGGATTATTTCTAAAAACGATAATGAGGCGAGCTTCTTCTGAAACACATCAAGTTTTGCCGTCTTGGTTTTCTCAACGGCGATAGCGCAGATTTGCTCAAACTCTTTTTGCAGTTCATCAAAAAACAAAGGGTCAATAACCTTGTGTATATTTTCAAGAGAGGTATAGTGCATACCACCAGAACGACGTGTATCGGGGTTAAGAGTGCTTTCAAAAACTGCTCCGAATATAGTTGGGCTTATCTCCGACCAATTAAAATTCTCGCTTGCTTTTGTTAAAAGCAGGATTCTAATTTCGTCAGTAAAATGCGGAATTTCTATATCCTTCTCGTCAAATAAGCCACCGTTCACATATGGGAAACAGGCGAGATTATCGTCAAGATAGAGGTCACGATTTTCGGGTAGCGTGTCCAATACATCAAATAGCTCAATGAGAGATTTTCTCATGTGTCTTGCTTCAAATTCTGCAAGATAGTCATGGAACATAGCTTTACGCCCGAAAATCCCCGCGTCATCGGCATACAGACAGAAAACAAGGCGAACACATAGCACATTTAGGCTTTTAAGCGCACGTTCGCTTGTGGGGTCAACATATTGTTTTGCAAAGGCATCATAAAGCAAGCCTACAATTTCACCTGCGGCAATTGAAACTTCCATTTCACGTTTTATACGTTCGTTACCGTTATCAACCAAAAACATGAGGCGATGAAATTCAGTCGGCAAATCTTCCAAGTTAATTTTCTCAGGCTCACCATGCGGGCGTTCCATATCATAGACAAAGAAAGTGCTGAAATTGCAGGTCACTACCCAACGAGGGTGTTGTGATACAGGCAAGTCAACTATGTATCGTTTTGCCTGTTGGAACGGTGTAAGGAATGAGCCATCGGATTGCTTAATGGGTTTGCTTAGGTCTACGTTTAGGCTTTTTTGTTCTATCAAAACCTTTGTTGACGGTATCATAACATCCATAAATCCATTGGCTTTATCCATGAGGACTTTATCTTCAAATGAAATAAATTGTTCGGGATTTTCTATCCCATAAACATCACGAAGCAAAGACAACCAAAAAGGCGCAGTATCACCTTTTTCGTAACCTTTGCCTTTCCAAAAGTCGGCAAATTTCTTTGCGGCTGCTCGTTGTTGGGTATTGGTCATATTCAAACCCTCTCATCAAATTATTTCATCAATCAATTGTTCGTGGGCGTTATCGCTTATTTTATCGCTCACGTTATCGCTCATTAGCACGCTATCGCTCAATTTTAGGATTTTTTAATTATATAACTTGTGTGTCGGTAATTACCAACTTTTTCAATAAATCCATCAGAAGCAAGCTCTTGTAAAATTGTTCGTATACGACCTTGTGTTAGCCCTGTAAGTTTGGCTAATTGAGAAGTTGTAACTTTATCATTGTTTGCGATAAAAGCCAAAATTTGTTTTTTTCTATCGCCTGTATCAATCGACTGCCAATCGTCTGTCGCAGTCGATTGATAGTCGATTGGCAAAATCGTATCGTCATTTATAAGTTCAATCCCACGCTCCGTTAATCTTACAATCTCTAACTCTGCAAGATGCTTAAATCGAGAAGGCTCAATGCTTTCAGTTCCTTTTTTGCGGAACAATGAAGCGAGTAGCAAGTAATCGTCTGTGGTCATTGAATTTAACAATTCGTCATCAATTTTCCTTATGAAGGTGAGCATATTGCTGTCAATGACTTTTCCGCTAAGTGTAAGCATGACAAAAAAGGCATCCGAGCCGCTAAAATCAGGC